GATATACCCCTTGTCTTGAAGAACTTGGGCGTAGTGGTCGATGGTCTTTTGGCAATTTTGGTAGAAGTCAATCACTCTGATCTCGCCACCGGGAAGTGCTTGGACAAACCATATAGAGGTCATGTCAGCCCACCCCAAGTCCCAGAATGTCTGTACAGGAATGGACTTGTCAATGATCAGCTCACGAATTCGGCCTTCTTCTTGGGCCTTACGCAGTTCATTGGCGTACACAGCGCCATCCAGCATTTGCCTTGTGTGGCCTTCCCAGACGTTCAGGTAAGAATCTACGTTCCTTGCCTTTAGGTCTTCCAGTTCATCCTTTAGCACTTGAGGAAACCAAGGATTGTCAGACCAGTTCATCTTGACAATCTTGGACGATGCTGGAGGGTTGACCACGAACCGCTTGTAAGTTTCGTCAGTGTCCAAGTCAGGGTTAAACGTCACCCATATCTCGGAGTCAGGCTTACGAATCGTAGGAATCAGCGTTTCCCATGAAACTTTAGAAACGGCTTGGCCTTCTTCTATCCAGCAAATGTCCACACCCTCAAACGACTTGATTGAGGTGACATTGTGCTTTAGACCAGCAAAACTGAACTCTGACCCATTGCGGCCATAGATAGCTGTGCGCTGTACGTCAAAGAAGGACTCAAGCCCCATAGCCTTGATTTGATCACCCAATAGAGCAATCACAGAATCAGAGATACTGTTTTGCAACTCACGGGCGCAAAGAATCCTGGTTGGCTTTTGGACAGCAATGGCAATCAAAGCCCGAGCAACAGACCAAGACTTAGCTGACCCTCGGCCACCATAAAGAATCTTGTATCTGTTTGGCTCAAACAAGAATCCCAGTTTTTCAGGGAAATCCAGTTCAAGATTCATTCGGCTTGACCAGCTTGATTTGAATGGCAGAGATCTCTACAGGGCCACCGTCTTGACCAGTGACCTCAGTTCTTGCTAGCTTGGGGATGTGGTACTCGATAGCCCTGAGATACAAATCAGCGGCTTTGGCGGGATCTGGCTTAACGCCTCCAGAACCCTCTGCAACGCGATCAAGCCAATCTTGGAGCTTATGTGCGTTACCCTCTGCAAAAGCGGCTATAGCGGCCCTTACGTCAGCCGTAGCCCTATTCGGTGATCCTTTAGGGCGGCCTTTATTATTTTCGGCTTGTTTATTCATCTTGGTTTGACTCCCGTAGGTTGGTCAAGGTTAGTGCAGACTTACATCTGCGGGTTGTTACCTTATTTTAAGGGCTTCTTTTAAAACTCTCTTGATGTAGTTTTTCTGGTCAAGTTTGCTACCCTGTTCAACTTTTTCAACAGCGTCTGTGATTAGTTCAAAGTATTGCTCACTTGTAAGCGGTGTGTCCCGCTTTGTAAACCAATAGTCTTTTAAGGCTTTGATCCATGCTGCTGTAAAGAAAAAGCACAGGATAAAAGCTCCCCATTGATCAGCAATGTAGGATGAATAAAACCAAAAAGGTTGCCCAAGCAATCCAAAGATAGGGGCAAACTTACGATGGCTTTCTCTTTTATCTTGAATTAAAAATATTGCTATTATTTCAGTAACAGCAATAAAAATCTGTTCAATCACTTAAGCAAACCTTCTATATACGTCCATGCTGGCATGATACCAGTTTTCTGCTCTGCATACTCTGTAAGACTTGGGGAAGCCCTTCGGTTAAATTCACCAAATGGCCCAAAGTTAACCCATGAGTTTTGCCCTCTTGTTTCAGAGGCTGCGGCTGGCAATGCTTCAGGAGAATACATCCGAGCGTGTGCCTGAAAAGCGTTTTCTTCACCACCAGCGCGAAATCCTACCCCATGTTTTGCATGGCCAAAAACATCATGTACAGCGCGAAACACATCATTGGCCGTAACTTCTTTGCCATCCCACTTTTCGCCAATTCGCATCAGTAGCGGGTTTGCCTCACTTGCAGCAGCCGCCGATGGCCCACCAAAACCTTGCTCAGTTGGGAAAACAGACAACCTTTGGTTTTGCACAATGTCATTGATGGCGTTTCTTGGGTTGCCGTAAATATCGCCACTTTCAGGCATAAAACTAAACTGATAGCCTTTTTTGCGGAGCGCCTCGTATTGCTCCATTGTTTCTTCAATCATTGCGTCATACGCTTTTTTTACTTGTGGAGAATTTGGGTTGTTCTCCATTTTTGCGTAAGCATCAGCAATCTTTGCGGCCCTTTGCGGGTCAACTTCTGCATATTTTAGTTGTGGGCTATATACAAAACCCTTCTTTTCAACCAACTCTTTGGCAATATCTACCAAACGCTGATCTGTGCCAAATTCCTCCATAGTACCGCCAACATCAACTCTATTTGGCAAACCTTCTAATGCTTGCCCTCGGAATCTTGCTGGTGGCAATACATTACTTGTAGAGCCTTGAGCCAAAGCATCCAATAAACCAGCGGGTACGCCACCGCGCCCCATGACTTGCGGAACAACTCGTTCGGCCATGCGTTCACCAGCACGACCAGCGGCCATTGCAGCCCTGTTTGCGCCACTTGGAACAGGTAGCAGAGTCATTAAGGCGTTAGCTGTCTCTTGGCGCAGCGCAGGGATGTTTGCTTGCTGAAGGTTTGTCAGTGGCTCACCGTATGCCAAACGCTCTACGGTCTTTGGAACTCCAGTGCTTTCCAGCAAACCAGCCAAACCTTGCATTTGCTGTGTTCGCCTTGGATCTCGCATATACCCAAGCAACCCGCCAAGCAGGTCATTGATTCCACCCGCTACGGGGCTTCTGTATGGGGTTGCTCGGATTGCGTCCATGATTTACCTCTTGCCCCTGTTAGTTGCTGTGCGACCACCACGTTTTGGCATGGAACGACCAGATTCTGACATGGCGATTGCTACAGCCTGATCTCGGCTTTTGACCTTTTGACCAGAAGAAGAATTGAGTTTTCCCTCTTTGTACTCACCCATGACTTTGCCTATTTTCTTGGCAGCTTCAGTAAGTTTCATCATTTACCTTTCGGTTTGTAAAACTTCATAGCCATAGACTGCCAGCCTTTAGACTCGGCCATCTTTTTGGCTTGTTCAGCCAATTTCTTGGCCTTTTGAGGGTTCGGCATTTGCTGATTTGTGGTTCCCATCAATCTTCCCCTTGTGCAGATTCCCACATCTTGCAAGTCTTGCCTTCGCCACAGACAAACTCAAATTTCTTGCAGTAGATGGCCTCATCCCCGTACATTTCTTTTGTTTCGGGGCTGTCATCACCGTATTCGCAGTTAGAACACAGCTTGCGCTTGGCTTGATCTGGAGAAATTCTCCAGTAATTAGCCAGTTCACGCCAGTGTTCGCCATTGGGCTTGCTTGGGTCTTTTGGCCCGTACATCTGCGTTTCTTCCATGTATTTGATGGTCTTGGCGTTCTCAGCCTCGTCAAACATAGATTCTTCCGCTTCTTCAATCTCGATTGAGATTTCCAGTTCAGTGCCTAATAGACCGCCCATAACATTCTCCAGTTTGCTAGATTTTACAACACTAGCAGATTTTTGTGAAGTTGTCTCTAGGGGTAAGTCCCTATGGATAACTTTGTAGATAACTACACAATAGAGCCATCAACAACACAACGGGGCATGAAATGAACGACACACTTAAAGCACTTGCAGCAACAGCAACAGAAACCACAGAGCCATCTATTGTGTTTAACGGCAAAACTGTCCATGCAACACTTGTTCCAACATATCGCGGAAGCAAACGCAAGCCTGTGACCATGTGGAAAGTGGACGGGAAACGGGTAGCAGCCAAAGACCTGATGGCAAAACTGGCAGCTTAATCAACCGGGGCTTCGGCCCCATCAAGGAGTTTCCCATGAAAGAATCCATTAAAGACGTTTCTCTAGCAATTGTTATCGGCCTCACGCTGGCAGCATTTGCCCTGCATTACTTTGACGTTCTGTTTTACTGACAATCGGTCTAGCCCTCTTGAGGACAACTTGCTTTGCAACAAAGTCAGCCATGTCCTCAAGCTGTTTAACAGTGCTTTCCTCTAGCTGAACATCGTGTACGTCCATAGCCAAGTTTACAGCTTGCATCTCTGGGCCACGGAATAAGAACTTCTCAGTCTCTAGCCCCCTAACAGCCATCTCATAAAGCGCGTTCTGTGCTTCATTGATCTCTGGCAACCAATCTTTTCCCTTGCCGTGAATAGCGTAAGCCTCACACATATTGAGTGCTGCTATGAGAACGTCTATCTGGTCTCTGTTTCCCCGTCCCTGAACAACCTCTGTCAGTGCCGAATGATTCTTGGCCTTCAGGATCACCAAAGCGTCACCAACTTGAGACACTGGTTTTAGACCTGATAGCACCCAATTAACAGCATCCAAACGAATACCTTTAGGCTTATATTTTGATTTTTTTTTCATTTAACTCTATCTTTGTATCGGTTGTATCTCCAGGCTGTTGCTTCTTTGTCTATGCGTTGCCAGATCTGCTCTTTATCAAACTGATTCATCTCATTCCACAAAGCAACTTCCATGTAAGTTCTGCCGCAACCCTTACATTTTTCGTCATAAAGCGTAGTGCAAACAGCAATACATGGGCTGTCTGGTCTCATGGGATAAATCTCCAATCACCACAGCGAGCGCAACGATACGCTGGACGATCTTTGTTGCTTCCTTCTATCCATCTATGTTTACAGGTCATGTGTTCCCCCTTGCTCGGATTCCTTGAGCACAGTTTTCTGCAAAATTCAAAGGGTTGTTGCTGTATTCAACATACCAATCACACACCCTTGCACACGCCTCTCTTTCAGCAAGCACAGCCTTCTGCACCAGCACCTTGATGTTGGCATCAATAGCCTCAAGAACTAGCTTGGCTGCGTCATCAACAGGAATGTCAGGATTGGCCCATATGCCATCTTTAGACAAGCGCAAGACTTCTGTTGCTGGCGTTCCACTGTGAAATTGAATGGTGTTGTTCATTTGTCTTTCCTTGCTGGACAGTTGCGTCCTTGGTCACAGTCTTCATTGCATGGTGGGCATTTACCCTTCAACGCTGCAACCTCCCGCCGTGACTCAGCCAGCGCATCGCTCAGGATTTCTACCTGTCTGTTGGTGGCATCGAGTTCGGCTTGCAGGTCAGGTGCTTCGGGTGTTCCGATGCCAACATTGCCCGTTACAGGATCAACGTGAACGCGCCCATTGGTTGCTTGTGCCAAGTGATCTGACAGGCCTTTGTGCGGCTCCTGCATAGACGCTACAAGTGCTTGCTTGATGGCGGTGATGGCTGGCCTGCCTTTCTCGTTGCGCCAAGTCCAAGCCGCTCCGACAATTTCACACGCTTCTTCCAACGCTTCCAGCGCCAGCTTCAATGCTTCATCATTAGCCGCAGGTGCTGCCCTCTCATCAGCACGAACAAGGGCAACAAGGCGCTCAAGTTCAGGCGAAACGTATGTCACGCCTTCAAAGGACATCAGTGGAAAGCCAGCGGCTTTGCAAAGCTCTATCGTTGTTTTCATACACCCTCCGCATCTAAAAATTCTTTTTGTGTTCGCTCATCCATTTCGGAAAAAGTCTCAAAATGGTTTTCAGAACAGCAACTCAAACCGACTTGGGCTTGACCGCAATAGCAGCAGTACGCTTGTGAATCAGCAAGCAACGCTTGGCGCAGTTCTTCTCTTGTCATACGTTCCCCAATTCAAAGCAATAATCAGAAAAACCAGCCTGGGCTTCCATCTCTAACTCGTTGATTTGCTCTTTAGACAAAATGCCTGTTACATCAGTGCAGTCAAAATAAACAGCTTGGAATGATGTTGTCCAATCAATCCCGTCTTCATCAAGGATTTCTTCAATATTAAGAACAACAGTGACAATGCCACCGTTAAGAGTTGTGCTGTATTCAAATTCGGTCATAACATTCCTTGGTTAATGAGTCTTCATTGTGATCTTGAAAACTAGCTTTGTGAATCAGTGGAAACCCTTAGTAGTGTCCAATCCAACAATTCTTGCTGTGTGATGCCGTAGTGTTTGACAAAGCCTTTTGTGCCAAGCCCATGAACACCCGTGTTGCCTCGATGGTGTTCAGCGCAAAGTGGTATCAGCGTCTTGTAATCCCCCTTACCCCATCCTCCGGCTCTCAAGTGGTGGAGTTCCACAGGCGCTGGATCATGGTCACCATGTAGGTGATGGCAAAGAGCGCAGCCCAACTCAGCAACTGCGTTCTTATGGGCTTTTTCATCCTTGGTCAAAAGTCACCCCGTTTTCT